GGTGTAGATCATCTTGTTTGCAGCAGTCGTCAGCCCGGCAATAGACAGAAGACCGGCGTCGTAGGCTTGAATGTCAGAGCCAATGGAAAGGCCAAGCGTCGTGCGCGCAGCCGAAGCGCTGCTGTCGTCAAGAACAGTTTCCATGAAAGGAGTAACAACGAAACTCGAATCGCTTCCCTCGGTCAGAACAACGTCGCCATTCACATCAAAGGCAAGATACTTGCTTGCACGCTCAGCGCTGCCGGGAACACGCAGATCGCCCTCTTCCACGTCATCATCAAAGACACGGAACGAACGATTGACCTTGTCCTGCAAGTCAGCAGAGATAGCCGTGAGAATGTCCAGTTGTTCGTTCAGCGCAGCCCGGTTGATGTCAGCAGCGGGGTTGAAGTCACTGGTTCGCTCAATCGGAATAGAGCGATAGATGATGATGGAAGAGCCTCCGGACGCGCCGGTAAGCTGCGGAGAAAACGTGGCGGTGCCAGTAGAGCCATTGCCGCCAGACAGCGTGTACTCGCTTCCCAGCGTTTGCTCGACCCCATCAACAATGATGACTACGTCGCCATCGTCAAAGTAATCGAACGGAACAGAGAACTCGGACTGAGTCGAAGACTCAGCCAAGGTGTACTCAACCCGTGGGTCGTTATTGGAAAGCGTGATAGCCATGAGCGCACCTTAGCATTATTCAGTTGCCCCATCCACGGGAGACTTGATTGACCTGCTCGTTAATAAACATCCAGTTCTGGAACGGAGCAGTATTGATGAGTTGGCGCGCTCCCTCGCCAACCTCACCAGAAAGCATATCGGAAACGCCACGGGCTACATCCAAAGCCCAGCTGGGGCCAGCACCGGCAATACCGGCAACCGCGTCTGCGACGTTCTTTTCCTGATTGTACTTCGGGGACAATGCCCCGCCAGTAATGTTCGGGAAGCCAAGGGCAAGGGCGGTGTGCATGCCCGTGTAAAGCATGTCTGAATAGATGGAGAGCAAGCCACTCATATCCAAAGTGCGCATTGCCTTGTCCTGAATAGATAGCTGATTCCAAGCATAGTCCGGAGTCCGGTACTGGAGAACCATGTAGGCAAGCCCAAGCATGGAGGCGGAGCCAACAGCTGCGTTCTTTGCTGTCCCCTGCGCCATCGATCCCATCGTCTTGTTCACGGTAGCCAAGAGGAAGCTGTAGAACTGGAAGGGAAGAGCCATCAACCCGTTCTCAATGCGAGCATAGCCTTTGACTACGCTGTCTTCCTTCATGCCAAACTGCTTGGCAACTCGCATCGGAATGTACGCAACACCGCCAGTAAGAATCGGCTTGTCGGCAGGCGTACCGTGCATGATCGTGTTCATCACGCCGCTGTTCAGGGCAACGCGAAACCGCTCGACAGTATCTTCATTGATGGTTTTGGCAGCCTTGTAGTCATCAAGCGCGAGTTTGTTAATGTGGTTCTCGTAAGCTGCCTTGCCCTCCTTGGTGCTGACATCAACGCCAATATCTTCCGGCCTGACCCGCGTGTGATTGATTTCGTGAAGCATCACGAAGTTGGCCCATTGGCGTGGCGTCTTGAAGATATCCGGCAAAGCATCAACGCCATCAACCTTCGGGTCAAGCCAAGCTTTCTCCTCGAACATCGGGCCTTCGATGTACTCACGATCAAAACGAATCGTCTTGGTCTTGTCATTGTAATAGGCAGGAACGTAACGCTTGCCACGCCACTTACCGACATCCTCGAACAAGTTCTCGGTTGCCTCTACGACCTTGACCCGCTTGCCATCAATCTCCGGAATGAAGATGGAATCTACCCACTCTTCGGTGTTGGCCATGTACATTCCGTTTTCACTCTTCTGCCAAGGGGCCTTGGCAATGCGATCAGCCAAGTCCTTGTCGATGCCATAACGATTCATCCAGAGTCGATCTGACTCAGACAGCTTGTCGTAGTTCAGGCTGCGCTGAATGATCGTATGGGAATCAATCACACCAGCAAGCTGCTTTGCCAGCGTGGTTATTGGAGCAAGACCGTTAAGAATATAGAAAGCGCTTCTGGCATTATTCAGCCAAGTCGAAGACTGGAAGTTGTTGGACATGTCCTCCATGACGCGAGCGTGAGCAGACTGCTTGATGATGTCTACGGCCTCACCAGCAATCCGCGTCTCGTCCACGGACATGCGGATGCGCTCCTTGTCCATCATCAGCTGAACGCCCTTGACCACGTCATCAAGGCCAAACTCCATGACGATACGGCCAAAGTCAGGAATGGCAGCCAGACCAGAACCACCCATGTAGGCAAAAGACGCAGCCTCCTTGAGCGCAAAAGCAATCCTCTGGTTCAGCGCGTCAGGGTTTTGAACTACCACGCCAGCGATCTGATCGTACAAATGCTTGAAGTCTCGCCTTGCAGCATTGATGTCCTGAGGTGAAGAGCCAGCCTCAAGCATCCTGTCTTCAAGCTCGAACAAAGCCTTGTTTATGTCGCCGCCAAACTGGCGATGAAACTCATAGCTTGGATCAACGCGAGCAGCATAAGCCTTCATGATCGACAGCGGATTCCTCACCATGTACTTGGAAACAAGCCGGTTGGGTATATCGATCTGACGGCTTCTGAAGTGCTTGTTCCTGCCAGCAAGACCAACCTGCATGTCAGGTGCAACAGGATCAGACATGCCAAGGATACGATCAACAGACTGACGCGCCCGTTCCGCTACAGCGGCATCAGACTGGTCAAGCTCCTTGCGCTCCCATTTTCCTGCAGCGTAGTCAAAATCATAGACGTAAGGATTTTCCTTGTACCACTTGGCCAAGACAGATTCCAAGCCAGCCCGGTCACGACGAATAGACTCTTGATCCCAGATGCGCGGGGTAAAGACCTCATCAGGCTCGCCTTCCTGCGCGCCCTGAAGCTCAGTTTCCTTCCACTTCCGTTCGGCAACAAGCCTGTCATGCCTGCTCTTGAGAAGGGCAAGGCGCTGTTGGTCAGGAGCTTTCGGCTTGGGATTTGCTTCTACCTGATCGATACGACGCTGAAGATCATCGATCTCGTTGGTCAGCAACTCAATCTTTCGCTGGGTTCCACGAATCGTAGACAACATCCCCTGATCTTCAAGCTTTGCCTTGTACTCATCAAGGTGCCGATTGAAAACCTCAGCTGCTCTGATCTGCGCCTCGCTCATGTTGGCAACGTCGCCGTGAATGCGGCGCTCGCCAAGGGCATCAAGCCAGCGATCATAAGTGTCTTCGCTGCGAGCCAAGCGCCTTGCTACATCAGTGAAGTTGATTTCAAGCGTAGAGTTTGGAGACGCCCCAGTATCATCAGCCCATAGCCTGCGAAGCTCGTCATGAGCCTTGACGATGCGCCCATAGTTCACCGCCGACCTTTGGAATACAGAGGGAGGAGTTGCCCTGCCAGCGGCATTCAGAGTCAGCGCAATGCCCATATCGCTGGCAAGATCGACAAACATCTTCTTCACATTTGAAGGATAGGTCGATTGCAACGCCCGCTTCATTGGCGTGGTCACCATCTTGTACAGCGGGCTGTCGGTAAATTTGCTGGAAAGAATGCTGTACGGGTCTCTATCTACAGAGATGTCTTCCAGCTTTCTTAGTCCCAGCTCCTGCCTGACAGGCGCAGCCTCCGCAGACAGCTGCTCAGCCCTATCTCGCAAGTCCTGACCGGCTGGACCTTCCTCAGCCTCCTCAAGCAGTCGCCTGATTTCATCGCGGCTCTCCTTGTAGCGGAGAGTAAGGGCCTCTGTCTCCTCCGCCCCAAGCGGCCTTTCAGCCCGCGCTGGAGCGCTGGCAATGTCTTCTTCGCTTAGTCCGCGAAGGTCTTCACCAATGCGAACCATGTCGAAAAATTCCTTGGAAAAAGCCTCACCCTGATTGTAGGCGGCAGCGTTTCTCAAGAATGTTCCACCAGCGGTGAACGCACCACCAAGCGCAGTCGCGCCGAGAATGCCGGTAAACTGCATCTCCGCCGTTGAGGTCGGATCAGTGGCATCCACAAACGCTTGATAGGCAGCTTCCGTCATGCCAGTAGCCAATGCGCCAGAAAGCAGCGACCGCCCAAGCTTCACGGTGCCAAGAGGAATACCAACGTAGTTGATCGGGTTGATGGTTTCGACAACAAGCTGGGTCAAAGCGCTGGTCTTTGCCAGTTCAGCCCGGCTCTTGCTGGTTTGCGCAATGTCCTTGATAACTTGGTTGTAGTGATCCTCGTTTACCGTTCGCATCAAGTCCGGAACATAGGGCGCAAGTTCAGGAGCAAACTCCATCTCCTGAAGTCGAGCGCGCCAGTTCTTGTCCTGACGAATGCCAAAGTCATAGACGTTGCGAGCGCCACGCGCCGGTTGCCCAAAGATGATATCCGCCTGAGAGCGGAATGCATCAATGAGATTCGGCGTCTCACCAGCTTCTTGGCCAAGGTATATGATCGGTTTGGTATTCACGGCATAGGCTGCTGACTGATCTGTTCCATTCGCGTCTCGCCCTGAATGACAAGGTCTCTTGCTTTGGGACCAAGCTCCATGACGCGGCGCGTGTAAACAGAATCATTGGTGGAAATCATCAGTGGAATACGGAACTCAACTTCTTGGCCATCAAGCTTGCCCTTGATTGAGCGATACACTGGCTCATAGCCAAGAGGAGTCAGGATCATTGCCCGGTACTGCGTGACGCCAGAAGACTGGCCCACAGGCTGCAGGGCAACATTACTATCATTCTGGCTGAATGTGCTTTCCCGTCCGAACACGGGACGCGTAGGAACATTGATGCCAAGCTCGCCAATCATTTCCAAAGCCACTTCTTCAAAGACCTCGGGATGATAAACCGTGCGCTCCAAAGAGTACGGAGTACGACTGCCGCCAGATTCGTTAATGACCACACCGCGTCCATCCGGATAGGTCTTTGCAATCTGGTTCTGAAGCCGATCCTTGATTTCGTTGCGCTTCATTCTTGTCTGGGAAGACGCGGCTGCCATCATCTTGGCCGCACTGACCATTGCCTGATACTGGTCAGGCGCAAGCTGGTCTGCATTATCCAGTGTAGCAACAAACTCTTCGACTGGACGGCCATAAAAGTCATCAACCTTCTTGGTGTAGTTCGGATCATTCTCGTAGTTGTTGATGACAGTAATCATCGTATCTATGGCTTCGGGGCCAAAGCTACGCGTGTACTCAGCCAGCATGTCGTTGAAAGCAATTTGGTCAGCGCTCATGGAGTTGCTGATGGCAGGAGATATCAAGCTCGCCCCGTCAGTCGTCGTCCTGTCTCTCAGGTTTTCCCAGTGGCTCAATGCAGATAGCGCGGGCTGGCCTGCCATCGTGCCATTGCCAAGACGGGTAAAGACATCATGCAGCGAATCAGGCAACACGCCAGTCTGAGAAAGGACATCAAGGATTTTGTAGGCGCGCTGGTCGTTGGCGGAATCCGGTGCCATGAGGATTTCAGCAACTGTTGCATCGCCAAGCTGAAGGCTTTCGTTCAACCAGCTTTCAACACCAAGGCGCTCATCTTCGCTGTTTGCGTCACCACCACCAGCCTGCCAGCGAGTAATGCGATCACGCTGCTCGGCGCGCCGACGCTGCTCTGCTCTCGTTGCTGCAGCAGCGTCAGCCCTTCGGCCAAAGTCAGTGTTGAATCCGCTCTTGTTCCCGCCCTGATCTACATACAGGCGAACCTTGTTGAGCAAGGCAACCTGACTCGGAGTGAGTTCGCCAGTGTTTTCGCTCCCATCGATATAAGCCTTCGCATCGGTAATCTGCTGAGCGCTGGGAAGCCTGTCGAAAAACTCGTGCATAAACGTGGTTCCAGCTTTTGCAGCCGCCTCAACCACATAGTCATTCGCGTCATCAAGGTCAGGGATTGATCTCGCGGCTTGGACAATCGCCCCAAACTGCTTGTCAACGTCAACGCCGCGCATCATTCCCATATCATAGATCATGGGGTTCAGCGTGTTCTCCGCAACGCGAAGAGCTTCAGCTTCACGCATCCGTTCGACATGCGGCCCAGCGTCTTCCTGATAGCCGTCAACATACTGGTTGACCCTGTCCAGAAGCTTCGCCTCAGGAACATCCGCGTCAAGCCTGAGTAACGCTCTCACAGCCGCTCTGGCAGAAGGCGCGGCATCCATTGGGTCACGGGTCTCAATGGCAAGCTGAATGCTGGCAGCTTCGTCAGGCGTCAAGCCATCAACGGCTTGCATCGCAAGGGCATCTACATGCCCTTCAAAGATTGCATCGCGCTGCTCTACAATATTCTTGCTTGCATCGTCATTGGTTCCAATCAGGCTTCGCGCCTGTTCGGTCAAAGCCCCCCAACTGTTGACCGCAAGCTCCATTACGGTCGCAGGAGAATACACCGTCTTGTCTGACAGAAACGATTTCGCAAAACCAGCCGCCTTGGACAGCGGGCCGTTCTGGATGTCGAAGGTAAAGCGATCAGCCGCCAGCTGCGCCGCTTCGACTTCCCGCGCCTGAATGACGTTTGCCCTGTCCGTTGCCGCAGTCAGAAAGCTGTTCCCAAACTTTCCAATCTCGGCAAGCTCCGACAAGTCTCCGCCAAACCCGGCAAGGACAGCCTTGGTATTCTCAAACCCGGCAGGAAGAAGGTCGGGCCGATTCATCTTGAGCGCAGCTTCTGCTTCCTTCAGAAGCTCCGGGTCGGTGACGCCATTGACCTCGTACCTGAGAAAGCCTCTTGCCGTAGCATGAAGCTCGTCAGCACTCATCTGGCTGACATCCATTGTGCTAAGAACGCCAGACGTTTCGCCATCAGCAACGAGATTGCCAGCCTGCGCACTAATGAACTCACCAGCGCTTCCATCAGACAACGCCTCAGGTCCATAGCGGGCAATCATTGCCTCCCGCTGCTCAAGATAGTCAGAGTACTGGCGCTTTGCCGCAGCAGCTGCAGCAGCCCTTTCTGCCCTGATCTGCTCAATAGCCATCGAAGTGCGAGTGGCATTGATGTAGCCAGTGCCAACATCCTCAATGTAAGTCTTGAACTGCCCGGTGGCATTGTTGGACATCGCGGCGATGTACTCACCCATCGCCTGAGTGTAGCCCTCTATGTTGCCGCGATACTGCTCGGCATAAAGACGGCCACGGTTCTTGATCTCCTCTTCCATGTCAGCCTGAAAGCGAGACATGACAACACGCTGGTAAGCCTCGGAAGCAATCGTCCCGAAGTTGCCCGGAGACTCATAGGCTTCTGGCGCACCAGTCTCTGGATTGATTGTCAAAATGGACTGGCGCTCTGCGGCGCTGCCCATTTCCACGCCAGCCTTCTCGGCAAGGCGCGCGCCCTCACGGTAAAGAAGACCGGCAATCTCGTCAGCGCCCTGCGCAATGGCAGCCCCTGTCGTGGCGGCGTTGTTCTGCACATTGCCGCCAGTGTAGGTGCGAGCCACACCCACCCGGCCAATGCTGTACCTGCGCTCTTCCCTGATTACCGGCATATCAATACCTGATCTGGTTGTATTTGAAGATGCCGCCAATCATCGTGGTGAAGGCACCAACCATTGCGCTTTGCTGCTGAGCGCGCCCTGCAGCCCTCATGTTTGCGGCACGGACGTTGCCTTCTGCCTGCATGGCAATTGCATCAGCCATCAACTTGTTCCCCTCAAGCTGGGCCATCGTGGAAATCCGCGTGGTATCTTCGGCAGCAAGCTCTTTCTGGTAATTGAGGAATGCCTTGACGCTGCGGTCGTTCTGAACACTGCGGCCAGCCGCAGCGAAATTGGCCAAGTTGACAGACAGGTTCCTGTTGTAAGCATCGATCCTGTCAGTGGCGCGCTGTTGCGCCTCAGCCATTGCGACCTCGCGCTCAGTCTCAATGTTGAACGCATTCAGCTTGCCGCCAAACTCCGTGTTGGCAGCGTTGAAGTCAGCCGTCTTCCTTGCGCCACTGGCCGCAGACATCTGGCCAATGGCGCTGACAGCCGTAGAGGCAAGGAAGAGAGCCGGGATCAAATCAGTAGCTCCGTTATCAGGCCGTTGATTTGCAACGGCATCGGGTAGGATTGCGTGATGATAACATACGGGTCTTCAGAATAGCCACTCATCCAGAAGCGCTTCTTGCCAGTCATGCCTATTCCCGGCGTGGTAACCAGCTGGCGGTTGTTGACCAGCGCCGTTCTCGTATCGACAAAATCAACAATCACAGACTTGATGCCACGAACATCGCCGGTCATCGTCCCGAAGTTGATTTGAAGATCAATCGGGTTCGTCTTGATTTCAGGAACATAAAAGTTCCCGGCATAGACATAGTCATAGCCATATCCAGAATAGGCCGACATGTCGATCTCAAGGCCGGCGCTGACGGTCAGCTGCCCAATGTAGTCTGTTGCCCCAGTGCTTGAGTTCACGCCGATAACATGCGGCGTGTCACCGCTGGAATAGGCATCGCTGACATCTACGGCGTAAGTGGCGGGCGTTGTGTAGGCAGAGCCAGTTGACCCCTCTGCCTCGACATATGGACCAGCAGCACTGCCTATCTGTATCTGCGGGCCGAAGATGTAGAACGGTTGATTTACACCGTCGCAAATCACACCGGGCGTTGTGTCTGCTGTAGCGCCACCAAACGTAAGTTGGCCAAGAGATGTCGTTGCCCCAGTCGTAAAGGTCAGGATAACCCTGAACCAACCACCGCCTGCATCCACAACGGTTGTCGTTATGGCAGAGGAGAAGCCGCCAGTTGCAGTGCCAAGTGCGCCAGTAGCGATATTGATGTACTGCCTGCCATCCGCTGGAGTCGTGAAGAAATCTGTATCTATGTAAATCCAGTCGTCGTCCTTGGCCTTGAAGTAGATAGAGGCGGTGTACGTTATGCTCTCATGATATGGATATGGCGCAGTGCCGTTATCAAGCTTGAGGATTTCGTAGGTCTGAGGCGTGCCAAAGCCGGTGTTGAACGTGTTGGCAAGGAAAGCATCCGTCCCGCCAAGCGGGTCAGCCTGACCGCCAGTGAACGTGGCAAGGTTGGTTCCGCTGCTGCTCCACACGTTGGCCGTACCATCATTGATGTGGCCAGTCCAAGTCCAGAGGTTCTCGCCGGGAGTCGTGTCGATCTCCTTGTAGAGCCAATTATCCACACCAACATCGCCAGTCATTTCGGTGAGATAGAGATTGGTGTCTCCCCATACGGCAAAGAACAAACGCTCATCTACCGCAGCGACAGAGTGAAAACCGTCAAGGCCAGTCCACGGAACCCAGCCAGCGCGCTGCTCTACACGGTTGGAACCAAAGACCGCAGCGGTTCCGTCATTGTTGATGAAGACTGCATAGGACTCAGCCAAGTCAAAGGCACCGTGAACAACGGCAGAGTCCTTGGGATCGACAATCAAGTGAGATGCAATCGTGGAAATTGCAGTCGATGCATAGGCATCCTCGCTGTCAGTGTAGAGATACTCCCTGACAACCTTGCCACCCGTCTGCACAAAGAGCGTTGCGCCATCAAAGGGTCGTGGCGTGACAAACTCAGTGCCATACGGCGTCTGTGTTCTGATCTGCGCGTTGGTCGGCGTCAGCGCCTGATTGAGAAAGGCGGGGACATAGAACTCACCAGAGTCGGTAAACACCTGAAGGTCACGCGTCGAGACCAAGTAACGAATGTTGCTGACCTTGCCGATGCTGGCAACCAAGTTGATGGAGTCGTTGTCTTCCGCATCACCAACATCGAAGTTGAAAAACTCGGCTGACTTGCTGAACCAGAGCGTGTCTGGCTCTGCCAGTGTACCGCCAAACACCAGACGGTTTTCATGAAATGTCACTGCGGCGGGATATCCACGCAGAGAAGAGAACGACTGCTCAGACCAATCATCCGTTGCCGCCCCGGTAACGATCTTTATCAAGCCACCACCATCAGCAGAACTGGTGGCGCTGGCACCCGCAGTGATCGTGTAAGTGTTCGCGTCGAGAATGGTGCCGACCGTGCGAGAACCGTTGATGTTCGCAGCAGAGATGCCACCGACAGACCCGGCACCCTCTACGGTGATCGACTCACCACCGGCGAAGCCATGAGCAATATGAGTTACCTCGACCACGCTGCTGCCGTCAGACGTGCGGAGAGGGTCGATAACCTCAAGCCTGCGGCGAAGAGTGCCGACAATGTTGCCGGTGGCAGTCGTTCCGTTGGTGACCGCAGTGATTTGAATTTCGTTTTCGCCATAGCGAACAATGGTTCCGACATGACCAGCTTCCCAGTAAGAGGCACTGGTCGTCAGCGTTCGCCCGTTGCCAGATGTGGCGTTGACCGACAGCGTCACACCAGTCGGATGGAACTGGCTGTACGGCTGATAGATTTGCTCATTGTCTGCCCGAACATCAAAGGCAAACTTCCTCACCTCGAAAGATGTGAGACTGGTCCTGACAATCATGCGCGGCAGAAACACAGGATGACAGACAATCAGCGTGTCACCAAACTGGGAGTAGGTGTATTCATGCAGGAAGTCATCATCAAACGGAATCGCATCCGTGTCCGTGTCCTGCGTCAGCGTTGACACCAAGGTGACGGCACTGTCGGTAACGCGAAAGCACCTGACCTGCGCATCCTCAAGAGAGATGATGTACTGCTCGTTTTCATCGTAGATGAATGGAATGAGCCGACACTGCATCCGCTTGGAGCTATCTCGCGCGATGCCAAGATCGGCAGTAAACTTAAGGCCGGGTCTCTTCTTCACACCGCCCTCGGCAAGGATCATCATGTTCTGAAGGCTTTGCCCAGACGCCATGTAGATCGGGCTGTCAGTGCGCATGATTGTTGCGGGACTGACTTCCCCAAACTGAAAAGTGTTTTGGGGGATTCTCAGCGCTCGCATCAGGTTCGCCTGTTGGCAATGAACTTGGAAGTGGTGAGCTTTCTCGTTGTCTGCTGAGCAGAGTCCGTGTGGCGAGCAGCAATCAGCTGGCGGTTTGCCTGCTGGTCCAGCATTTGCATCAAGCCATTGTCTCTCGCAACGGAAATGGCAAGGAAGGTTGCCATGCGAAGCTCGACGTACAAGGTAAAGTGCGGCAGCCAATCAGCTTCATCTGCGCGGTAGATGTAGTCTGCAATCACCTCTTCGTTTGCCGAGGCGTTGCAGAAAATCTTGTCAGAGTAGACATCGTACTCAATGCGATTGTCATTGATCGTTACCGCACGAAGCTTCAGCGCATTGGCAGGAAACTGGTACGCGGCATCCCAGCGCCCAGTCGGAGAAGGTAAAAGCCTGTTGAGAACGGCTTGCTCTACCGCAAAGCGCCACGGGTGAGAAGCAAGTGCAGCCCGTGCCGTATCTTCATAGAGAGCATCGCAGACTTCCGACTCGCGCGTCCCATCGTAGAACGACTGAATAGGATCAATGCCCGCAAGGATGCAGGCATTCGTGCAGACTTTGATCGGTGTATTTGACGCCATGTTGGTTGGGGGGCCGAAGCCCCCCTTCCTTTCTTAGTCGCTGTCGGTGTTGGTAATCGCCACGCCGTTGATGATGTCAACGGTCGAACCATCGTTNCGAACGAGGCTGGAAGCAGTGTAAGCCATATCTCATTCTCCTCAGGTGTTGTTGTCGAGGACTTCGTAGATGCCGTTGTCATCAATGACAATGGCACCCATCGACATCATCGACGTGAGCAGGTGCGAGACCTTCTCGGGGACGTAGTTGACTTCCGACTGAACGTCCGAGTTGATCCCAAGACCCACCGCCGAGGTGTGATAGGCGAAGCTCTTGCCCGCCGACACAGCCGAGGTCGAGTAAATCTTGAAGCCAAGGAATTCCTTCATCGACATCCCAGCCTGATAGGGCTGGTCGGAGACAAAGTCAGCCGAGGCAAACTCGGTAATCAGGAAGAGGTCAGCAAAGCCCTTCGGGTGCATCGCGATGAAGCGCTGGCCGTCATCAGGAATGTCAGCCGAACCGAAAGTCTCGAACACGGCGAGCAGGTCAGCCTTCTCAAGAGCCGAGGAGGCGTCATGAATCTGGGTAGCGTTCGCACCCGCATCCATCGCAGTGACCAGAATCTCGTCAGTCTTGCGGCCAAGGGCGGCAGCTTCCGACTGAGCGACAGCCTGACGCTCGTTGATGTTGATCTTCAGTTCGTCCAGCTTGTCCACGTACTCCGCCGCGTAGTAATCAGCCATCGTGGCTTCGACGTAGTTGTGGAGGAGTTCCATCGGCGTGACGTTGCCGTTCCGCGACTTGGTGGTGGCGGAGCCGGTGCCAATCTTCTGGAACCGTGCAGTCGAGCCGGTGACATTCGTGGTACGAACCGTGCCACGAATCTTCGACCCCATGCGCTGATACGCAAGGTGAACTTCCGTCTCGAACTGCTTGATGAAGGCTTGGTCAATCGTGTTGGCCATATCAAGAGTCCTTATTGGGTTGCGTTGGTTCGACGGGTGTTCCGGTCTGCCACGTCAGCGAGGGTGTTCCCTAGGGGCCTCTCAGTGGATCACGGGCCGTGGTGTTTGTGAAAGCACAGAAACCTTCGGCCTCTGCGTTCGTGTGAACCTTATCACACCTAGTTTGCCGTTGCCAAATTCAAAGTGAACTTCAGGCTCGAAGCCGAGAGACAGAAGCCAGTAGTGAATCATTTCATTCTGGTCCCAGACTTCGCAGGCGAGGACCGGAGAAAAGGTATGATAGTACTGCACCAGTTTGGTTGAGCCTCTGGCGAACTTCACCCAATGCTTCTTCATGTCCTTGTGAAAGACAGACCACATGACGGGAATCGGTTCGTCAGGCGTCAGCCCGGTAAGGCCAAGTACCTCTCCATTCCTTACCACCGAGAACATCAAGGCAGTTTCCTGCCGCATGTTCAGCATCGCCTCAAGCGGGTCGATCTGGTAAAGCTCCGCGAACTCCCTGATGTTTGGTTCGGAGAGATTGGGAACAAGTTTCCTGATGTGGTCCTCCGTGGCCTTCAGTAAATCGAGGCCACGGTAGGACAGCACAAGCTCATCCATTGTAAAGCTTCTGGAAGCCTTCGTTCACTTTCTGAACGTAGGCAGGGTCTTTGTGAATGCCGGAATAGCGCGGGTCTTTCATCATTTCCGTAAGCTCTTCCCGCGTGACCTGACCGGCAGGGGCAGCGGTGGAGCCGAAGTTGCCATCCTTGGTGGCTTCCATGATTGCTTCCAATGCAATGATGCCCTCTGCACTCTCGCACAGGCGCTCAATGGCAGGCATGGTTTCCTTCGGGAAGAACGAGGAAGCAAAGATGGAGGCAGCGCGGATACGGTCATTGGCGCTGTCCCCCAGCTTCTTTGTCTCTGCTTCGATATCAGGCGGAGAAGGAAGAGCATCGAAATACTTCTTGATGCCGTCTTCGAACTGCTCTTGCGAGTAGCCCTGCTCATGCGCGTGGTTTGCCCACCAGTTGAGAAGCTCGCTGTCTGGCGCAGTCTCCTGATCGATGAACTCGGGAAAGCGTTCCTGAAGAAGCTCCTCCTTGAGCGCTGCCTTCAGGTCTTCCTCCTTGGAAGTCAGCTTCTTGGTAAGCTCGCCATAAGACTTGGCCAAGTCTTCAGGCGTCTTGAACTTCTCAGGCAGCCACTCGGGGCGCTCGTTTTCTGTCGTCGCCTCAGCAGGGGCTTCGGTGGTGGCTTCAGTGGTTTCTTCAGAAGCCGTCTCTTGGCTCAGAAGGGTGTCACTCATTGGTTTTCTCTGCTTCCTTGATGTGCGCGTCAATGATGCCAAGAAGCCAGCGCTGTCCCTGTTCGTGGGCAAGCGTCAATGGATCAAGGTCATTGGAGGCGCGGGCGAAGTTGGTAACGTAGCGAAGGTAGTCAAGCGTTGCCTTGCCTGCGGGAGTCCTGAACGTCTGCGCCATTGCGAGACAGAGTTCAGGGTCCAGTCGGTTCTTGCTGCTGGGCATTCTGTGCCATCATCTGCTGTTGTGCCGCCTGTCGAATCATTTCCGAGATTTGCTTACGCTCATTCTCGTCGCGGATCAAATTGTCAGGCACACCGAATTTCTTCGCGAGATGGACTGCTACCTGCTCTGGGTCAATGATAAGCTGCATCGTCTCAGGGCCAAAGACCCCGCCGACAAGCTCAAGATAGCGGGCAACAGAAGCAATGTCCTGATTGGCTTGCGCCTGCGCCAGCGGAGAAACGGAACGAATCTTCACCTCACG